CACATATTGTAAAAGATATACCAGTGCCAGTTGGTTCTTCAGTTGAGATTATGGCTGGTAACAAGATAGTTTTAAATGTAGGTGACACAGTAAAGATAGATTGTTCTGTTGCAGATAAATTATCAGTGACCATGAGTTATATGGAGATCACATAATGCCATACTTAGGTAATACAGCAGGTAATAGATTTGTAGCCAGTAAAGCAGCCACACAATTTTCTGGTGATGGTTCTACAACTGCATTTACCTTAGACCATGCAGTAGGGTCTGATGAGGACATACTTGTATCTGTAGATGGTGTTATACAAGAACCATCTGTAGCATACGCAGTGAGCAATGGAACTACACTTACATTTACTGCTGCACCATCAAATAATTCTGGCAATAACATCTTTGTGTATTATTTGTTTAGAACAGTTGCTACAGTAAGTCACCCAAACAACGGTGCGTTGAGTGCATCAACAGGTACGTTTACAGGCGATGTAACTGTAGATACGTCTACATTAAAAGTAGATAGCTCAAACAATCGTGTGGGTGTAGGAACTGCAAGTCCAAGTCAAAGTTTAGAAGTTGCTGGTAATATTTTTGTAAACACTTCTGGTAATCCTAATTTAACTGTAAAAACATCTGGTGCTGGTAATAATCCAACTATCCGTATTCAAGCAGATACTAATTATTGGGATTTGCAAACTCTTTTTTCTAACTCAACAGATGATTTAGACTTCCAATATAATGGAACCTCTACAATGAAAATTGATAATGCAGGTCATATAACCAAACCACTTCAACCTGCTTTTCATGTAGGTGGTCTGGCAAGTGGACTTACAGATTTATCAACAGGAACAGACCATACTATAGTTTTTAATACAGAAAGATTTGACCAAAATAGCGATTATAATACAAGCACAGGTGAATTTACAGCACCAGTTACAGGAAAATATCAGTTTAATTTTATGTTATATGTAAATAGTATGGATACTGCAGCTACTTATTATCAAACAAAATTAAAAACATCTAATAAAACTTATATTTATATTATAGAACCTAAGTTTAGCTCAGATGTTTTATATAATACTTTTCATGCTCCATCTTTATTAGTTGATATGGATGCAAGTGATACAGCTAAAATAGAATTTAAACAAACTGGGGGTACTGCTCAAGTTGATATAGGTACTAATAGTAGTTACACAGTTTTTTCAGGCTACTTAGTAGCATAAGCCAAGAGTGAAACAACTCAATCATAAAGGAGATTAAAATGGCAAATCACGAAAAGAAAATAACATTAACAGATTTACAACAAAAGATTCTGTCTAATGATTTATACAATGATGTATCAGACAATGCAGGTGTAGATGCTTGGATTGATGGTGCAATCAATGGCAAGTTAAACAACTGTTGGAAACGTATGCAACAAGAGTGGACTACAAAGTTGATGAACGATGATAGCTTCACAGATGCAATACCAAGTAACCAAGCAGACTTTGTTGCACTTGTAACTGCAAGAAGTGACTATAAGACACGCAAACAAAGAGATGATGCAAATAGTATAAGCTAGGAGTAATGAATGGCATTAACAAAAGTAATAGGTGATGGCTTAGGTGGCACTAACGATTTAACTGTAGACACTACTACATTAACAGTTGATGCCTCAAACAATCGTGTGGGTGTAGGTAATGATACACCTTTAGCAGTTCTTGATGTAAAAGGAAGCACTGATTCTTTTGCAGGAATGGCAAAAGTTTATTTAACTGACGTTACCACAAATTCTGATAGTCGTAATTGGTCTATAGGAAATGGAGGCTCTGCTTACGGTAATTTGACTATTAGTAAAAGTAAAGTCAAAGACGGAAATCCATCAGATTCTGGCACAGCCGATAATACTTTAATTATAAATAATGCAGGTCATGTAACCATGCCACTTCAACCTGCTTTTCATGTTCAACCTTCTTCTTTACAAGCTAACATTGCAATAAATACAAATGTTATAGTAGTATATGATTCAGAAACATACGATGTGGGTAGTAATTTTGCATCAAATACTTTCACTGCACCAGTTACAGGAAAATATCTTTTGTGCTATTCACTATATTTACAAGCTCTTGATACTGCTTCAAATTACTATGAAGCCTATATAAATAGTAGTAATAGAGATTATTACGCTTCAACTATAGACCCTGATTTTGGAGATGCAGATTGGAATTATTTTTCACTGACTGGTTCATCTATTGTAGATATGGATGCAAATGATACTGCTAAAATAGTAATAAGACAAGCAGGGGGAACAGCACAGTCAGATATAAACACACCTTCATTTTTTAGTGGAGCATTAATATGCTAGGAGACAATTTATGCCATATATAGGAGTCAGTCCACAATTTGGAGTTAGAAGAAAGCACACTTACACTGCCACGGCTGGGCAAACTAGTTTCAGTGGTGCAGGATCAGAAGGTGCAACATTAAGTTACAAAGATTCCAACTTTGTTGATGTATATCAAAATGGTGTAAAGTTAGGTGATGCCGACTACACATCTACAAGTGGTACAGCTATTGTTTTAGCTCAAGGAGCGTCAGTTGATGATCTCCTAGAGATAATAGTTTTTGATGCCTTTAGTGCCGCAGACACTGTAAGTAAAGCAGATGGTGGGCAGTTTGATGGTAATATTACTATGGCAGGTACACTTGGAGTAACTGGCACGACAGCATTAACTGGTAATGCCACAATGGCAGGCACACTCGGAGTTACAGGTGCAGTCACTGCTGATGCAGGTGTTAGCATAGACAACATAACAATAGACGGAACAGAGATTGACTTATCAAGTGGTGACTTAACTATAGATGTCGCTAGTAATATAAAATTAGATGCAGATGGTGGAGATGTAAGGCTTCTTGATGGGGGAACACAATTTGGTGTGCTTCAAAACAATAGTAGTGATTTTGTAATTCAAAGTAGTGTTTCAGCTAAAGATTTAATTTTTAAAGGTAACGATAGTGGTGGTAGTGCAGTAACTGCTCTTACATTAGATATGTCAGATAGTGGAGCAGCAACATTTAATAGTAGTGTAACCATGTCTACCTCAATGGTTGGTGAAACAACTGATGGTCAATTTGAGTTTATTTCAAAAGACACAAGTGGAAGTGGTGGCACAGACTATGGAGATTTTATTTTTAAAGGTCGTAGAGGTGCAGACAACGACACCGTCACTATTATGAATATGGATGGTGCTACAGGAAAAATTGGCATTGGACATAACAGTCCAGATTTTAATATAGACATAAGAAATTCTGGAGCAGTTGCAGTAGCTGTTGGTTCAACTAATGCTGGTGGAGCATCTATTTTTTTAGATGGTGACAGTAATGGTGATTTTACTGGTAGTGATTATTCTTATATACAACACGATAATGCTGGAAGATTAAATATATATCAAGATAGCCCATCAGGCACTAATGAAATAAGATTTTTCACTGGTGGTACAGAAAGTATGAGAATAAAATCTGATGGCACAGTAAGTGTTGGTGTTACTACTGATGCTGACGCAAAACTTTATGCAAGTAGAGGTGATGCAGGTGATACTGCTATGTTTGAATCTACAAGTAGTGCTTCATCAGGAGTTATAGCTATAAGAACAAGTATAGGTCAAAATAATAATAATACAAATAGTCAACATTTATTTGCAATAACACAGAATGTGGCTTCATTTAAACTACACGGAAATGGTTCATCTACGTTTTCATCTGATGAAAGATTAAAGAAAAATATAGAAACTACAAGAGATGGTTATTTAGAAGATTTAGCAAAACTAAGAGTAGTTAAATATAATTGGCATTGTGATGATGATTCAACAGATAAAGAGCTAGGTTTAATTGCACAAGAAGTACAGAAAATATTTCCAAAATTAGTTGTTGAAGATGATGTAGAATTAAATGAAATAAAAAAACCTTTGGCTCTTAAAGTTTCAGTTTTACCAATGATGCTTTTGAAAGCACTACAAGAAGCAAACACTAAGATTACAGCACTAGAAGCTAGAATTACAGCACTAGAAGGAGAATAAAAATGGCAACATGGACAATATCAAATATGGATAGACAAATAAAACTTGATGGCAAATCTGATGTAGTGACAACTATTCATTGGAGAGCAAGTGAAACAGATAGTGATGGAAATACTGGTTCATCATATGGCACAGTAGATGTAACACTAGGAAAAGACTTTATAGCATATGCAGATATTACACATGATAAGGCTTTGGAGTGGTGTAAAGATGCTTTGGGTGAAGATGAAGTAAAGAACATTGAAGATAGTATTGCTAGTCAGATAGCAGAACAGAAAACACCAACTACAGCAAGTGGGGTATCTTGGTAATGACAAAATCAAACATAATACATATCAACGATAAAAAATATGATGGATCTGATTTAACAACAGAACAGAAATATTGCATTGAGCAGATACA